TAAAACTTACTTCAGGATCAAAACTAGAACATGTACAACCAGCTCCTGCTGTAATAACTGTTGTAGTTCCTTCTGCATCTGCTGCAGATACAGAACCAGTTACAGCACATATAGTAGCTACTAATAAGTTAGTACCAACTAAATTTACAGTTTGTGTGCTATTGTCAACACCAGATCTGTAAGTGATAACTGTTGATACAGCACCTTCACCAGTTGCTATAACTTGATAAGATGTACCACCACTGTTGCACTCATATCCTTGTACTTGTTGCCAGTTACCCACCTTTGGTTTTGTTCGTCTAAGGATTAAGCTCCCTGGAACTACTCTGCCACTACCATCGTAGCGAACATAAGCTTTAAGATCACGTTTGTTAATGCTTCCCATTTTTTAATTTTTATGGTTAATAGTTAAGGTTATATTTTTGTTTAATTTCTAACAGTTGTGTTAGATAATAATGATTGGCATGCTTCTTAGATGTCTCATCATTCAACACTACATCTAAGTGTGTGTCTTGAAAAGGATCTTTACCAGCGTGGTAGGCTCCTTTGTAGAACGCAGGATATCCCATACTGTGTTGTCCTGTAATCCCTGCATTATGTAGAAGTGTTGTTCTGTCCAGTTTCTCAATTGGATCTGAAGACCAACAGAATTCTAGTTCAGGAATGTTTTTAGTTTCTTGTTCTCTAAGCCAAATGTTCCATAGCACAGCCCACATATCTGCACACCAGCTTTGGAATCCTTTGTTCTCATCTTTGAAGAACTTTTTGTTTATGTTCTGAAGATATGTACGAATAAGTACAGAATCATTCATCACCTTCTTCCAGAAATTAGCATCTATGTTCTTAAGGAAGTATTGAGCTCCTCCTGAATGTTCATTGTTAGCTTCAGCTATTTCTCTATTGATGCCCACCAAGCTTGTAATTTCAGCTAGAACATCTCTAGTCTTGTATTCTTCAAGCTTCTCTGGAAGCACATCTTTTATTTTACTATCAAAGTATGAAGCATTGATATAACTGTTTGTGTCAGATAGATAGTTTACATCATCATCTTTAAACTCATCAACGTTAAATTTATCTGTGAAGATTACATCACAGTCACAATAAAACACTGCTTTGGTGATCATATCAGGATTGTCCTGGAAATATCTCATCAAGCAATATGGACGTAGAATAGGAATATACACTCCTAAATACTGACTAACGTCTCCTGTATCCTTGTAGAAAGCAAATTGTGCTTCTGGATACAGCTCCATTACTTTTTCCCATTTACCATTGTATTCTCTAAAACTAGGAGTGTACACTAAAACAATTGCCTTGTCTGAATGTCCAAGCTTCTTCAAGCTTTCCAACCAAAGATGTACTTGCCATGTGTAGTAGACATCATCTGGTTGGGCACAGATAAATTTAAGATCCTTCATATATGTAGTTTGTTGGTTTTTTTTCTCTACTAAGGGGCTGGTGTAGTAGTAGTGGTAGTTGTTGGAGCTACTGTTGTAGTTGTAGTGGTGGTAGTAAGTTGACCAGTCACTTTAATCAATTGATCCAATTGCTTAGATATTTGCCAAAGCAAGTTATCTGTTGTACTCCAGCCTATCTGTCTAGATGGTATTGCCATTATATTAATATTTTATATTATCCTACTTGATTTACTGTTACAATTAGACCAGGAATAGCAGGAATATTTCCTATAGCTACAGCTGATGTCATTACTATTGCATTATCTACATTACTATTTATTTCCCATTTAAGTTGGAAATATTCATTAGCAGTAGTTGTTTTAACAAAAAAATTCCATGCTGGTACAACATACACAGAGTTGGAAGGAAATCCTATTTGTGAACCAGTAATAGGTATAGATGTACCATTTTGTGCTAACCAAATATGAATATGTGTAGCAGTATTACCACCATTTTTTACCATCTGAGCACTAAATGCTATGTTATATACACCAGGATTAGCTATAGTTATTTGAGAACCAGAAACAATTGAAACACCATTGTTCCAAGGATCTGAATTATTAAGACCCATTGTAAGAACAGCTCCTGCAACTCCTGTTTGATTAGTAGTATCATAAAAAGATCCTAAATAACCACCAACAGCTCCATTAACTCCACTTGTTCCTGATGTACCAGCTATGCCTGAAGTGCCACTAGTACCAGTTAATCCTGAGGAACCGCTTGTTCCTGATGTACCTGTAGTTCCAGAAGATCCAGTTAAGCCACTTGTACCTGAGGTGCCTCGTGTTCCTGAAGAACCAGAGGTGCCAGAAGAACCAGTTAGTCCTGATGTACCAGATGTACCATTAGAACCATTACCACCAGCAGCACCATTAAGGTTTACACCCCATGAGGTGTAAGTTCCTGAACCTTCCACTTCAGAAGGAGCACCAAACACCAAAACCCCTGTAGTGGGGTTGTAGGATGTTATCATTGAAACCTGATGATTATTAACATCATAGGCTATCAATATATCTTGAGCAACTGTGTATGCCAATCCTGTACCTATAGTGATTGTTCCACCTGTTCCTAATGTAAATGATGTAGAAGATGTGGTTTGATATCTGTCTCCAGATTGACCACTTATACCAGATGTACCAGAAACTCCACTAGTACCAGAAGTTCCTGATATGCTACAAAGTTGACATGTGGTTTTCTCTAATTGCTTAGATATTTCCCACAGAAGGTTGTCTGTAGTGCCCCATCCTATCTGTCTACTTGGTATTGCCATGATTAAATAAAATTAATTTTCAAAGATATGTTACTTTTTACTATTAACAATGAGTATCAATAATTTACAATAACTAAATTAGTTATACGTGTTTTAACTTTTTTAGTTAGAGGTTTAGAAATATTTACATATTGGTAGTATTACTTCCCCTGACCACGATATTTCTTAACTGGTTTGTCTTTTGGACCTTTGGATTTAGCAGCTTTACCGCCTTTACGTTTTCCAAATGTAAGTTTTTGTGAGGCCACTCCTCCTTTTGCTTTTGCCATTACCTGTATTTTTTAAGGATTTCTAAATTGGTTTTGATTTGTTCTAGTGTTTTTATTCCAGAACGTCTGCTGCGTCTAGCAACAGGTTTCTTCTTAGCGTTTGCCATTATATGCTCTCTTTTAATAGGTTATTATATTTCCAAATAAAATTTCCTGCTGTTTTTCTAAGTCCTTTGCAGACCTTAGTTATATTTGGGTTCTTGACTCCTGTTTTTCTTTCTGCTTCTATTATAGAATCATAAGTAGCTATTAATGTACCAAATGAATCATAACAGTTTACAGATCTACTTACAAAACTATCTTTACCTGTAAACTTTCCTTTTCTTGAATTACTTACTTTAGTTCTATTTTCTAATTTTTTCATCCCATTAGAACTACCTAAGTTCTTGCCAATCATAGAGTTACGTTTCTTATCTCTTGTTTCTTTAGAAGGATTGATTAATCCTTCTCCTCCATCAGTCATATTACAAAGGGTGCCTTTATTTGAATTTACTCTACCATAAAGAGCTATAAACTCTTTTTCTTTTTCACAAACTTCTTCCCAAGTAAGATTATCTAGTAGTATTTCTACTTCATATCCACCTTTTTTAACTATATTTTTCCAGTGAATATTTCTTCTAGATTTTTCATTTGCTCTTTTATAAGAGTTGTCTGAACCTATTCCTATATAAAAAGGTTCATTCTTATCAAGTCTAATATGTCTATACAAGTAAGGCATGATATTCTTTAAAGTGAAGAATTCTATCAGCAAGACCAATTACACCACCATTAACACGCTTAGTAACCTTAGTAACTACAGCATCTGTAGCCCCCTCATCAGCAATCTTATGTAAGCCATTCTTATGAAAGAACCAAGCTGCAGATAATAAAGGATACTTTGTAGCCACAAGATCTGGGTTAGCTAGGATATCATCCTCCACTGCCTTATCAAAAGCTGTGTAGTTATCCTTTCCAGTTAGCTGAATATATCCACGTCCTCTGAACTTCCAACCTTCTCCACTAGCTTGAGGACCATTACCCATGCGATTAGCATAGACAATGTTAGCAATCTTTTCAGGCTTACGTTCGAATTCTTTAGCACTTACAGGAGTAAAATACTTCTTAAAGATGCTCTGTAAACCAGCAGCACCATAGTTTAAGTTCTCTGAAACAGCTTTGAAACCACCAGATTCATGACCTGTTTGAGCCAGGAAATGAGCTAGTCTTAAAGGTGTATTGATTTCAAACTTAGCTTGTACATCAGGAATCTGAGCAATCACTCCATCAGGAATATGTCCTTTTAATTTGTCTAAGTTCATAATTATTTAATTTTAAAGTCTTTATTAATACCTACAGAATAAGAACCAAATGTTCCACCAAAAGCACTCTGAGCACCATAACTTAGCACAAATGAATAGTCTTTTTTTAATGGAATAGTATAGTTAAAATCATATTCCATAGTTATGTCCTTGTGATGATAGAAATATCCTATTGCTGCACTTACACTAAAGTTTTCATAAATAGGGAACGTAGCCATAACTTCCTGATAGAAATCCTTGCTATCTAATGTCCACCACCCACTGTTAATACCAACAGCTGTTTTACCAAAATACTTCCCTATCTCAACTGTTGCACCTATTAAATTCTTAGTATCGCTTAATGGTGTGTTAAAAGCTACGTTTGGGGCAGCCATAACATAATACTGAGCGTTTCCTTTCAGTGCAAACAATAAACATATAACTGCTATAAATTTCATTACTTTTTCTTTTTAGGGGCTGCTTTTTTAATTGGCTTTTTTGCTGCTTTTTTCACAACCTTTTCTACAACTTGTTTTCTATTTTTAAATATATCATAGATGATAGAACCTAAAAGAGCGATAGCCAAAGCTATAGCACCTATCATAAAATTAGAAAACTTGTTAAGTAGGCTTATCATTCCTTTAGTGTCTTTAGCTCCAATGGTAGTTTGAATGTCTATTAGGTCATTTACATACTCTAAGACAGGATAAATCTTTGCATCCATTTCTTTAGCTTCCTCATCTGTAATGAAATCATCTTTAGAAATCTGCTCAAAATAAGCATCTGCCGTATCAATATACATTTGAGCTTTACTACTTACTTCCTTCTCTTCTCCAGTCTGGTAAGTCTTTAGGTAAGCTGCCCACATTGTATCTGTTATATCTTTCTCCTTTTGTATAGCAACTAGGTCTATTTTCCCACCCTTTATCACCTTTATCTGATCTTGTATAGTTGAACCATAGTAATCAAACTTTCTACTTAGATATGGTTGAGGAACTAGTCTATCCTCATATACACTTGTAGCTGTTTTTTTAATAGTGTATTCTACATATTTGCCAAACCCTGCAACTGCCAAAATTATGGCTGTTAATATAATTAGTAATATGTTTTTCATCTTTTTGGTTTAGGTTTTGTTTTTGGTTTTGGTTTATTTTGTTGTTTCATGAATGACATTGGGTCTGAGGCAAATTGCCCACTTATTTTAAGTACTCCTTGTATTATTTCAGGGCTATTTAAACCAACTAATCCATAAGCAATAGCTTTATACATAGAATCCATTTCAAACTGCTCCATAACAAACCACGCAATTAACGAGGCTATCATAGAACTCATCATCTTCTTTGCTACATCAATGCCTGACTGTTCCTCATTTGTTGTAATGAGACGGGCAATCATTCCTGCTGCACCAATAAGCAAAACTACCCACCCCCCATCTAAGAAGTTTTTAATAAAATTTTCCAATTGTTTTATTTTTTGAGTTTCCAAAATGTCTGAAAGCCATAGTTTATTTGACCTTCAACATTTGTACCAACTATCACACTATAAATATGATCCTTCTTAGTCTTAAAGAGTAATCCAGTATTTACATTTGTAACACCTGATGCTTTGTTACCAATTACACCACCACCTATATACAATTGATTCTTAAGGGGTGCGTACTTAGTAATGGTTGTAGTTGTATGAATAGTAGGTATCTTATAGTTGTATTTATAAGATCTGTTCTGTAACTCATTTTTTTGTAATGTATCAGCTATAGCTACATATCCTAATGTGTCTAGCTTCAATGTATCAGCATAGATGTTCTTTGCCAGGTAGGCAACAACCAATGCATCATATTGTGCTTTGAGCTTAGGATAGGATGTATCAGCAATATACTCTGGAGGAGTTTGAATAGTGTCATGTATTGTCTCTTTGATCTTTAACTTCTTGACAATCAACGAGTCATGAACTGTCCAAGCTGTATCATGCACTGTTACAGTGGTGGGTTCCATTTCAGAACCACATCCTCTACTCCTAGTTAAAATTATAAATAGTAATACAGCTATAAAAAGTATTAAGATTCTATTCATTAGTTTCAGATTTCTTGTTAATAAACTTGTCCACGGAAGCAATTCCAAAACAAGCTATAGTCAAGATTTTAAATGAGTCATATATGAACTCATTTACCAACAATGGTTTATTCATAGCTCCTGTAACAATATCTGTTACAGCAAAAACTATCATAATTAAAAAAGAGGCAAAACCAATTACAGCCTTCTCATTGATTGAGTTGCTGTCATCAAATAGATCAGAAAAGAATTTCTTCATAGTTTTTGTTTTTAATTGTTTTTCTATTAGGTAGAATAGCATAGGTTTCCATCTCTAATTCTGTACTAGGTAAGTCAAAAGGAACAGAAGCTGTTTTCTTATAGATGAGCCTCTCTAGGTTATCTATACGTGTTTTGTCTACATTAGATTGGGCCATTAGGGACTTAACGTCTGATTTGATTTCATTAACATCATTCCAAATCATCATTGCTAGTATTGATACTAAGCTAGGAAAAATCCAAACTTTAAAGTTTTGAATAGGTTCTTTCATCTTGTTTCAAAAATGACAATAGCATACCCTTCCCTAACAGGGAGAGTGTGCTATATAGTTTAAAAATGGGAGTTATTTCTTCAGACCATACTTAATCCACTTGTACCAGATACGTTCATGGATAAAGTATTGTATAGGCTTGTATATAAGTTCAGCCACCCCAAAGGTAGCCCCTATCTTAATGGATCCGCTAATCCCCCACATAAGCAAGAAGCCTATCAAGGTGCTGACAATCCTGTAACTTATAGTTTTTGCAACATGTCGTTTGACTAATGGCATAATATTGGGCAAAGGTATGTAAAAAGATTGATATAACCAAATCTTTTTTTAGTAGGGTTGGTAGGACTTTTCCTCTATAAACTCAGAGCCATACTTCATATTAATTTCTTTTTTAATACTTGCTCGCTCATCATTCAATCTATAGACAGATTTGGCTAGCTGGATGAAATGATCATTAAAAATCTTCATTTTATCACATTCTCTAAGTCTATCCTCTACTACCCATAGCTCTTTATTGACCCAATGCAGCTTCTCTGCTAGAGCATCTTCCATGATGTCTTTAGGAATCACTGTAGATAGGTAATCTCTTTCCTTTTCTACATTTAATAACTTTATTGGATCATTAATCTTTACAACTTTGAGACATAAGATGGTCCACTTGTCTACCACTTCTCCTATAGAAACTTCTATTTGCATAAAAAATTATTGAATATTCTCTACAAATATAGTAATTTTGTTGTAAATAATCAATGCTATGCCCAACAGTTATACATATTTTAAGCAAGAGGTGAAGGAGTGGTTCAGGGATAATGTTCCTGCTAACACAAAGGTGTTAGACGTAGGACCTGGACAAGGTACATATGGTAAGCTTCTGTTTGAACTTGGGTATACCATAGATGCTGTTGAGGTGTGGGAACCCTACATTAGTGAGTATAAACTATGGGAGTATTATGGTAATGTACATATTGCTGATATACGTGAGTTTGATTGGTCTGAGTATGAGTTCATCATCCTAGGAGATGTGTTAGAACATTTGACAGCTGAAGAAGGGCAGAAACTTATCAGTGATATTGCTATGGCTAGGAAGCAATGTTTGATTGCTATTCCCTATATGATGGAGCAAGATGGTGAGGAGTATGGTAATACATATGAGACCCACCTGCAAGCAGACCTTACAAAGGAGGTGATGGCAGAGCGTTACCCTACACTAGACTTACTCTATGCAAATGAGTATTATGGATATTACGTAAGCAAGAAGGTGGCAGACAAAGCATTTGTACTCTATGCCACAGAAGCTTATTATGATATTGTGACAGCCTGTGTTAAGTCGCTCACTACATTCAGTCAGTATCCAGTGTTTGTATACATGCTCAACTCTGACAAGAAGGTACCTAGGGCTACAACTATCAGGTGGAACTGTGATATAGATCCAATAGAATACAATACCAAAGAACAGTTTTATATCAATAGGACAGATGATAGAGTATATAACATCCTCATACAGCGTCCACTGATTGTTATAGACTGTTTGAAGTATGCTGACACTGTAATGTATGTAGAC